TCCGGGTTAATCACAACCTTCTTATCTGGTAGCTCTGAGTCATCCCGTCTCTTATCTTTGTTTCGCCACCAAGCTACCGCCTCATCTAAGTCTGGACCAGGTGGAATTACTTCCTGGAGTTCCTTCAGGGTACTAATCGGTTGACCAGTAAAGTGTAAATATCCTCTACCGTTAGCCAACTTACCAATATGCTTCCCATTAGACACCGCCCAGGACTTCTCAAACTCAACCTCACCAAATTGCTTTGTCTTGATTATTTGACTCATAATGCCCCCTTATGGATTTATTGGAATATCACCCACAACGTTCTTGTAGGTCATATCTCCGATTTTCTTAGCATGTCTCAACCAGTCGCATTGGATACGTTCCCAATGAGATCGTTCCGTACCACTCCCTCCGGCTGCCTCGATATATTCCTGATAGAAGACTTCTTGATCCAGGTAATCCTCAAATTCCTGATTTGCTTCACCATAAATAGTCCAAGACTCCGGTGGTTCCTGCGGTACTTTCATTTTCATCTCGGTACATGCCTTAACAGTATGGGGTTTAACCTTGCAGTTATTGGGCGCTATAGATATCATTCGATCAAGAAGATTTTCAGCATCTCGCAACGTGTGAGCGTAACCCACTGCGAAATAATCCCACGGTGTATATGGTCTTTTATCTGGTCCTATTTTCCGGTAAAAGTCAAACTTACCAGTTTTAAAGAACTCAAAATAGGCAAACATCTGTTCTACTGTATCAAATGGCACATATGCCTTATAACAGTGCTCACGACAAAACCGTGGAATAACACCCCATTTTTCGAAGTATATGTCTTTCCAGAGAAGACACTTTTTCAATGGATCTCTCTTAAAGACAATGTATGTGTTGAGATAGTACAGCAAGGATGGCGTGATACGATATTTCTCACCATCTAAGATAATGATCTTATTACGTATCAGATCCTTTAATTGTGGATGAATCCAATGCTTAGGATGTACCAAGTCTGGTCTTAACATAATTTGGCCCCCTTTATTTTTTAGTCCCGCTCCCCCATTACGATTCACATAACATGAGAGAGCGGGCGAAAATTAAAGCCCAGATGCTACTTGCCCCAGGCCATGAAATCCAAAGATGTAGACTGAACGATCTCGCCATCGGGCAGTTCTAACATTTCCAATGGGCGTATCTCATCCATTCTACCCCAGATATAACTAATCTTGATGGCCTTGGTATCGGCATGGTCACTACCAAGAGTAATGGTATCTGCGCCATATCCACCAACCCACCAATTATTAGTTATCTTAGAATTGGTTGCAGTTGTACCCAGAGTTGCACCACTTCTCAGAATCTCAGCATACCCGGAACTTGCGGGTCCGGGAAGACAACCCATAGTTCCGAAGATCAGCATGTTGGAGAGATTTCCACCAGAACTACAGGTACATACATCTGTAGTCGGTGTTACATCATCTTCCTCCTCAAACCTATCAGCTAAGAACCCCGAAGAGGGTTTCTTGATATAGGTCACATAGAGATGATCGTCAGCCTCAGAGAACCCGGCTGCCATGGTAAGAGTAGTTGAATCAGGAGTACCTTCACCCCAATCAAGTTCCAGTTCTACACCGGTTGCAGTCTCACCCTTATATTGAGGCACACATGCCTTTACCGTGCCATCGTCATCCCACGTAGCATTCTGAATCGCCACTGCAAGGGGAGCCGAAAGGGTGAACACGTTGGTATCGAAACTGGGCTCCTCGTCCACAACCAGGTTATCCACGACTTCCTTCCAGGCCTGGGTGACATAGGTCACGTAGGTTGCAGCCGCACCCTCACCGGAAGGAAAAGTCAACTTGCATCGGTAACCAGGAGCAAATGAACTCTGACCAGAAGCCAGATCCACTGCAACCTGACCAGCCGCAGGAGTCACCTTCCCGGATACCACGTCATGTCGAATATCAGCACTCGCCACGTACATAACAAACGCAGCGGGGTACTTAAGATATGCTACGTCTGCATCGCAGTCCACCAACTCCTCGAACACTATCGGAGGAGCGGGAGCAAATATCTTGAGCTTGTCATTGGTAGCATCGAACCTATAGTCATACCCATTTCTCATAGGACCCACAGGTTGAAGCCGATCCAACGCCTTGTTAAATGCAAAGTCGCTGTAGGTTACGGGTATTCCACCATGAGGATATGTCTTAGCACCGTCTCCAAAAGACATGCTTCCCATGGATAACCGCAACTTACCGCCCATTATGTGTCTGTCAGTGTTGCTTACACTCACAGTCACGTCTGAAGCACCTAAGTTTGCCATGGTTTACCTACCTCCTTTACTCATCACTTGTATTATGTGTCACCAGACTCATATTAGCCGCTGTTTCAGGCATATGGTGTCCGGCAAAAAATGGCTCAAATTGGCCAGCCCCACCAACACCAAGGGTTGTAACAGCTACCAGAACTTCTTCACCGGCGTATACATCCCCTCTGTTACGTTTGTCGCCGGTGTATACTTGGTCGTTATTAACGTTAACATAGAAGATGCTGCCAATTACTGCTGCTGCACTGGGAAGAGTGAGTTTGGCGACCTCGTCACCAATGACATAGATGTCATTATCATCCCAGTCGTTATCGGTTCCACCGGCTAGAGTAGCTGTAATATTAGTTGTGGTGTTAGCTGTAATAGTTCCCTGGCTACCGTCCGTGATATTAAAAATGGTTCTTCCCACGAACTCATTGGTAGTAAAAGAACGGGAACTATCCGTCATGCTAGACTGACTGGCCCCACCATCATGCTTATTGCCGGAAGAGTACCTATCGAACGTCTTGATAAGCTTAATAACCCCGGAGCTTGTCGGAGCAGTAAAGGCCTCGTTTAAACACATGATACCAAGTCTGGTGATACAGAATGGCTCATGTAGAGTCCAAATGCTCTTTACCCCAAGGGGCTCATCGTGTTCCAAAAGGACAGCCTGAGCGTCATCATCAAGTCTGGTACTTATAACGGCTCGTTCATAACTTCCGTACATCGCCTATCACCTCCTACGCCGAAGCTATCAACTTGGATTGATTTGCGGCTACCTCGGCCATTGGATGACCCAGAACAGCGGGTTGAAATGCCCCGCCACTACCTACACCTAGAACGGTACTGAATACTGCCAGTTGCTCACCGGCGTAAACATCAGCAATACCTCTGTTTTTGTAGGTGGCGGTAGGTCCGCTACCAGAGACGTTGACCTGATTGTTCACATTCTTGTAGTAGACATTACCTACAGCAGCCCCATTGGGAATGGTGATATCGGCCAGCTTAATACCAATGACATACTTGTCACCAGAATCCCAATCATTATCAGTTCCACCAGACAGGGTCCCGTAAACCTGGGTAGCTGTATTAGACGTAATGACAGCAGATGAACCATCAGTGATATTATAGATGGTCCAGCCGACAAACTCGTTGACTGTGAATGATTCACCACTATCGGTCATAAACGCTGCGCTTGAACTTGTGTCGTCTGCACCAACTCCGCTACCGGCCTTGGCCTTTTTGAAAAGGGAAATAACAGGTGCAGTGGTGACTACCATAGCGGTGGTTACCTGGGCCACAAATCGAGTAACACACATTGGATCTAGGAGCATCCAGGTGCTCTCCTCATCACCAATAGCGTTGTTATAGTCGAGAGCCGTTGCGACTTCACCGTCATCAAACGCAGAGCGCAAAATCTTGCTTTTGTCATATGTTCCGTACATGTTTTCGACCTCCTTCTACGATTTTTCTCATAAATGGGTTATTAACCCATTACTTCGATGTGACCCGGATGATTTTGGCCTCTCCGTCTGTAGCTGTGTTCCAAATCGAGGCGTACACAAAGATCCCCCTCCAAGCTATGGCCTTGGTACGGCCAAAGTCGGATTGATAGTTGGGATCGGCGTACAGTTGAGGTGACTCTGCCTCAACATAACCAACTGCCTCGTCACCAAATACAACGGCCTCACCTAACACAGTAGACGAACCAGCGCTATTGGAGAATGCCTCCTCACGGTCAACCTGTACGGACCGAATATTCTCAGCCTTGCCACACTCGCCCCTAAAGAAAAGATCGCCTTTTTGCAGGTACATGTGAATTTGCTGCCAAAGAGGATCTTGCTTAAGGCCACGGAGGGTTTTCCTACAGGCTAACATGATATAATCGTCACCCTCGAAGGGAGGGCAGTGGATATTACCGGCAAGATAGTCCGCTATAATACCCATATGATCGAATGTTAGGTTAGCGGTTGCGATGGTTGAAGGCGTTCCGTCTGTATCGAATGTACCAGCCACCAAAGATGTAGGAATAAAGCATATCTTGATATCCGTGCTGTTTTGGAACGCCGTAGCAGCGGTTGTATCAAGTGCCCTATCCATCTGGCGCATAAGTGCCTTTTGGAGATAGTTAGCCGGATCATACTTCGAGAGCTGTTGGGCCAAATTAGTGTATTCTACACCTCGGCCCCATTCGACAATCTTCACGGCTCGGTTTCCGAGCTGTAATTTGTCAATGGGAATCCTAGTATCCTCTTCCAGTTGAGTAGAAGTAGGATCGGGCAGTTCCTTCAGGTGCATAATATTGACCCATTCTCCCTTATGTTTAAAATTGCCTACGCCCGGAATAGGACGGGCGAATGGCGCAACCTTACAGGCTCCCACGGATACCTGCAGTAATTGGTTACTGATGAAATGGTTCTTATAAACGCCCAAGTCAGCGTCAAAAGTCCAGTTATGCGGTGCCATGTTTTAAGACCTCCTATTTAGATTCTTCGTTCATTCATTTGCATTGCCTTGGATAGACTCAACGGAGCTTGGTCTTCTGGTTTGGTCTTTTCTGGACCCGGACCTTGTCGCCCTAAAACTTCGTTATCTTCTTGAGTTTGTTTGGCTTTGTCAGCAGCCTCGGTAAACTTAGATCCAATAGCACCCTTGATACGCTGTACTTCTTTAATGGTCCAAATAATCTGGGAGTCAATGTCTCCCTCCGGTGCCAAGTCTGCCATAGCCCAAAAGAGCTTGGAATCGTCTGAGCCGTGTTTCATATTCAACCCGGATTCTGTAGCTTTTTCCCCTGCTAACTTAACAACGCCCGCAGACTTAGAATCCTTTGTTTCTTGTTCCTTGCGCTCCCGTTCTTTTCGTTTTTCATAGTCTGTTAAGGCTTGCTCAAGGCGCTCAGATATTCCCTGGTCCAGGGCCTTACCCCAAATTTCAGCGACCTTGCCCTGATAGTCCTCAGCTTCCGTATCCAGTTTTTCTATCTCCTTAAGTAGTCCAGCTACTATTTCAGGAGTTCGAGAACTGGGTTTGGTTTCCTTATCCTTACCCGGTTCTTCCCGAAGTTTGTTCATCTGCAGGGTAAGCTCATTAATCTGCCGCTGAAGGTCATCAGCACGGTCCCTCGCCTTCTTAGCTTCCTCAGACTTTTCGTGCATTAGACGTTCAGCTTCCTTGGCTCCCCTTTCCGCTTCTTCATGGCTCTTATACTTAAACTCAAACTTCTCTGGTTCCTCGGTTTTACCGGGTTCTGGTTCGGGAGTTTGCTTGTCCTTATCTTGCTCCCCCTTGCCCTTATCGCCCCCCTTGTCCTTGTCTTTGTCGTTACCCTTTCCGGGCTCATCTTCTGGACCTTCCAAGGGTGTGTCCTCAGCCGGGTGTCCCGTAAAAATACTCTCACGCTTGGCACGGTTTAGAGCATCTTGAAGCGTACCACCCTCGTCTTCTTTTCCCTTTTCAGGTTCCTGTTGGATTTGATCTGCCATCTCTGGCCTCCTATGGGCGGGTATCCTTTCGGGCCGCCATATATTTAACGCCGGTATCCCATTGGGGCGGCGTCAGTGCCGTGGTGCCAATAAAAAACCCCTCGTTCCCTCTCGTGCACGAGAACGAAGGGTCATATTGGCGAAAGAGATACTTGGTAGGCGTCCCCCCAAGTACCAATAACATACTAAACTAGAATTATTAGACTAATACAGTCTCTTTTTCTTGCACTTTTTTGCCATTATTTCTTCAGGTCCTGTATCATAGCGTTGACTATTTTTTCACCATAGTTAACATTGTGTATGATTGTATCAAGCACTTCCTTAATGGCCTTGGCTTCTGGGTCTGTATCAATAAGGTGATTGATTCTTTTTACTAGCTTGTCAACAAAGGCTCTTAGAACCTCACCCCCATTGCCGGATAGGTCATTAATGAGGCTTTGATATTTCTCCACATGCCTTAAGGCACATTGCTTTGTCCGTTCGCTTTCTTCATCTTTAGTGACATCTGTGGGAAAACCAGATACCGGGTCTATTTCCCCACCGCTGTCTGTCATGGGTCCATGGCTTTCCATTAAACTGTTCCCCTTACATTAAAACGCCATCCCTGTTCAGGTGCCTCTGCGGTCTTTGCTGCTGCCCCTGCCTCGGCTGTCTTTATCGCTCGTTCTTTTTGAATGGCTTCTTCCTGGGCTTGCTGTTGGGCTTCATCAATCTGTTGTGCCGTGTTTTCGTCTACTATAATGCCCTCATCTCTCAGATTAAGTCGTCTCTCTATGGATCGCAGCAGTTTATGGGGCTTCAAATAAGGTACAAATATGGAGCCTGGTTTATCGAACATGGGCAAAATCACATCTCGAATTGCTCTTATTACCTCCATGTCTTTCATAACAGCCGAAACACCGCTGACGTGGAAAGATCCATTGAGCCTGGGAAGTCGTACACCAGTTGGGCTCTGGGGGTCGATCCTTTCTGTGATTTCTTCTTCAGAAAGGACTTCTTTTAAGTCATTAACTCCTGCATTAATTTCAACGGTTTCTGCCCCGGCTTTGATTGCATCCAATGCTCCATCTTCTATGTTTATTCCTATAAGGCCAAATACCCCCATGGCTTGTTCGAGGTTTTGTGCTGCCTCTCTCGCTGTCATATCCTGTCGCCAACCAGGAAGACCTTGGACCGCATCAGTAATAAATGTACCACGTTGAAAGTTTTGGTCTTCGTATTCCAAGTTAGCTAGGACCTCGTTAGTAATATTCTTTCGTTCTACAGGTCTAACAGCTTGCTGACCACTCACTGTCCCACGGGTCAGGTATCGTTTTCCTGGGTAGTCGTCTACATCTTCAGGATCTACAAAAGAAGAAATATCTAACTCAACCGGTGGATTCACAACCCAGTTCATAGCATCGGCATGAAGACAAAGAAGGGAGCACATAAGATACCATAATCTCTTCACGCCCTGTAACAGGCCACGGCCATCGTGTCGAAGGAAGTGAGGAAGTGGACTAAATGATATACCGGGCCACCTCAGAGTAGGATATGGTGTTACTTTGGGTATACGTACTACCCGGCGACCAGCGATGGTATAAGTAGAATTAGGTAAAAGTAGGTTACCCTTACTATCGAGCACCGTACCCCAGAACTCCGAAGTTAGGACAGATCTCCTGTAAGAAGAACGAGTCCAGAGCATGTGTTTCCGTCTATCGATTTCGGCTTTACTAAGATTGGGATCATCCTTGTGAGTTTGCTCGTTATATGTTGCCGATGATATAGCCTCATCGACATTGACATACCGTCCCCTTTCTGCACCCGCTTTGAGTACATATGTATCAAGGTATTCCTGGTGTATCCAATACATACCAGACTGCGGATGACGTGAAATAGCATCGGGGTCCCGGTGGATTTTCCAGGGTTCAACTAGAATGTACTGCAGGCCCTTGCCAGGTCGCCAGACTGGGATCATCTCCATAGATGTACCTACAGCAAATCCCATACCCGTAGCATCAGTAAACTGAACCGGGAAGTTAGAGTGATCCTTGTTCAACTGATGCTTCATCATCTTTTCCCAGAACTCAGCCGCCTTCTCGTCAGTTTCGTTTTCAATAGAAAGAAAGTCTACAGAGAATGCCTTACGAACGGCAGCCATAGCAAATTGAACAGCTCCATGAGGCTTCGGTATAGTTGTCTTAGATTGCCAATTTTCTTTCTTGGCAAAATTGGGAGGATCTTCCTCGTTATAGACATCGAAACATTCTCTCTGGACTCTCCTAATCTTCGTCATAGCCTGAACGGAGGTACGCACACAGTCTTCACAATAGGAGACAAAGTGCATCTCGTTTTCTCTACTATAGGCCCGTGCTGCTTCTTCCCGTTCCTTCATTTCTTGGTCATCGATCTTGAGAGCAGACTTCTCCCGCTTTAGTTCTTGAATACGGCGAAGAATATCTTTTATAGGGTTCTCAATAAATGAGGGCATTAGGCTTTCTTTTTCCTCATTCTCAGTTTCTTAAGTGTACCAGTAGGAGTCTGGTTAACTCTCACATCCCTTGCTGGCTTACCTGTTGGTTCCCATTCGGGATTATGCTCAACCGCACGAAGTAGATTAGCCTGTCGTTTAGCTTTTGCTAAAGTCGTGTTTTTGGCCTTGATCCCTCCGGGCGTTGATACCTGATAACCATCAACTTTCTTAATCTTAGGTGGCATAACCTACTCCTTACTTCTGAATCTACCCTGTATAATCACGGGCTCACCCGTCATCATGTCCACTCCCTGGATTAAAATCGTACCCCAGATAGGTGCGAAGAATCCAAGGAACGCAACAGAGTTAGTGAAACCAACTGCGGGATTAGTAAAATACCGCTGGTTTTGGTTAAACACTCCATATGTCCATTCAACTACCATATTAGCTCGTGAAGATCGTTATAGTTCTTTGGTCGGCATCGGTTGCCGTGAATTTCAGGGTGATAACGTTAGCATTCATTTCTGCTTGAGTAAGATTGATTTTATAGACTCCATTGCCTACCTCTGTAGCGGCGTTGGTACAGCTTGCAAATGACCCGCCATCCTTAGAAATTTCAGCGATAACACTCAAGGCAGTCTTGGGTGTGATATGATCAGCAGAGTCCACCATGACAAATTCAAAGTTATTAAGGGCCACGTTCTTAGCGATACCAGATGGTAGATTATCGGTCTTGGCCCTGATTGCTGCTATATTACCCCCGCTCTCAGGAGACCTTGTGGAAACAGCAACATCCAAGTTAGACACATCCGCTTTAAGATCATTGGGTTCCGTCACGCTTGTAGCCCCAACATAGTCAACACGAGAGTCTACCTTGTTAGCCGTGGTAAAAGTTAGATGGTCAGTTTTATCCTTAATGGCTGCAACATTCCCCCCGGCCTCCGGTGCTCTTGTGGACACGGCGACATCTAGGTTGGAAACATCAGCCTTATAGTCGCCTATTGTCTCGCTTGGAACTACCTTCTGGTTTTTGGCTCCAAATGTACCTGCGGCTTGATGGTCAGCAATATCTTTGTTCCAAACGCCATCAGCAATATTTGCTACCGAGGGGTCCTGTAGAGCATCCAATGTAGTTTTAGTACCAGAAATAGTAAATCCCTCTTTGTCAGTCAATGCCCGTGCCGCTGTACCCCAGACCTTATCAGCTCCGGCCTGGGTAATACCTACATCATTAGTAACGCTGGTACTGACATCTGCAGTCTTGACACCCTCTACCTTGTGAGTAACGGGATCATACCCCGTATCGGCAAAGTCCTTAAGGTCAGTTGCGCTCTGGGCAACACCACCGAGATA